TTCGGAGAAGTATATGGAAACAAACAACACTTGGTTAGCAAATTATTATTATAGGACTAAAGCTTTATCAACGAAGAATTTAGCAACTTTAGAAAAAGTAGGCGTAACCCCAAAACACAAGGATAGGAAAGTGAAACATTACACATTAAAAGAATATATAGAATTTTTAGGTATGAAAGAAGCAGCTGAAAAATTTGGGTGTTCAGAGGCTTCTGTTAAAGCTTGGAGGTATGGTTATAGACAGCCATCAATAAAGCAGACTCACGCAATTATAAAAGCGACAGAAGGCCGCTTGGATTATGAGTCTATTTATGGTCGTTTATCAGAAATTGTCTAGTAAATGTTTCAGCTTAATTTGTCGGAGAATGATTCTCCTTATGAATTAGCAGTTACTTATTACGAAGAAGGTTATAGTGTAGTACCTCTACAAAGAGCAGATAAAAAACCTCCTAAAAATTTAGGTTCGTGGGAACAATACAAAACCGAAAGACCTCCAAGAGAAAAAATTGATGAATGGTTTAAAGATCGAGATGACTTAGTTGTTGCTATAGTTTGTGGTAAATTTATTGTAGTAGATGCTGACACACCAGAAGCTATGGTGTGGGTTGAAAATAACCTACCTGTAACACCATTTAAAGTCATAACTGGTAAAGGTATGCACTTTTACTATAACAATCCACAAAACTTCACTACTTTTGCAACTAGACGCACCAATGAAACCCCTATTGAAAGATTAATAGATATTAGAGGAGAGGGAGGACTTATTATTGCGCCACACAACAGACACGCCAATGGCGCTATTTACAAACCTGTCTATCTTGATGGTTGGCCTATACATGACTTTACTGACTTGCCAGATTTTACTGATAAAGAATGGTTCCAAATTACTGGTGTACCTAAAGAAGTAGCTAACACAAAACAAAACATAACCATACCTTTTTCCTTAGAAGGGGTTAATGAAGGATCTCGTAATGATCAAGCCGCTAGAATATCTGGTTATTTGATATCAAAAAACGTGAATTTAGATTTTACAAAATTCTTTTTACAATCTTGGAATAATCAAAACAATCCACCTTTACCACAAAAAGAAGTTGAATCTGTTGTTGATAATGTCAAGCGTACCCACGACAGAAAAAATGAACAAGCTCCTTTATTCATACAAGCCTCAGAAAATATTGTGCCACCTAAAGATTTGTATAATCCTCCAGGTTTGCTTAAAGATATGTATAATTTTTGTGAAGATATAGCACAAGTGCCGCAACCAGAACTATCTTTGGTAGCTGCCCTAGCTTTGGCTAGTGTTACTTGTGGTAGGCTTTATCGGACTTCTATGAATAACTTTTCAAGTTTATTCTTCATGTGTATTGCAAAATCAGGACAAGGCAAAGAAAACATCAAAACTTTTATTGAAAGCGTTTTAAACGCATCAGAACATGAAAAGCTAATTGTAGGAGACGGTTACACTTCTAGCGGCGCTGTGCATTCTGTTTTGCGACAACGACCCACACAAATAACTATTATGGATGAATTTGGTAAGAGACTTGAAGCAATAGGTATGGCTCAGAATACTAACAGAGAAGACGGCATACAAACTCTTATGGAAGCTTGGGGTAGGTGCCACGGCACCCTAAGACCTGATAATTATTCTTTAATGCAAGTCCCAGATCAATTCAAAGAAGCTACAATGAATAGAGTTACACACAAACCAGCTATTTCTTTGGTAGGACTATCTGTGCCTAAAAATTTTTATAAAGCTTTAAACAGCGGCAGAATTGCTGATGGTTTCCTTAATAGGTTTATAATAGTTGAGTCAAAAGAGCCAAGAAGAGTTGCCTCACTAAAAAAATACAAAGAACCACCTACGAGAATAGTAAACTGGGTCAACTACATCAGAAGACCTATCAATGATTTTCAAGCCGTTAGTATTGATAATGCTGATATTGATATGGATCAAACTGTTTTGGACTTTGATCAAGATTCGGAATTGCTTTTGCAAGATTTTGCTAGTGAAATAGTCAAACGACAAGACATTTTAGAAAAAGATAATTTAGAACCGCTGTTATCAAGATCAAGAGAAAAAGCCATGCGACTGTCATTAGCCGTTACATTAGCCGTTGATCCTAAAGCAAAGACAATAACAAGTGAAGCAACTAAGTGGTGTATAGACTTTATTAGGTATTATGATCTATTATTTGTCGAGGCTTGTAGAGATAAAGTGGCTAGTTCAGCTACTGAGTCAAAAATAAAACAAGTTTTATCTTTTATAAGATCAAGGAATGGAGACGGAATATCAAAACGAGAGGTTGACCGTCATGAATTATTCAGGAGTATGAAATCATACGAAGTAAAAGAAATAATAGAAAGGTTGATGAATGCTAGAGAAATACAAGAAGTTGAAATCAAAGTTGGAGGTAAAGGTAGACCAACTAAAAGATTGGTAGCAGTAGATCCTAATTTTTTCGAGGAATGATATGAAAACACCAAGTCTAGAAACTAAAGACGATCAAAAGCGAGAGGAGAGAGTAGCAGGTTTTTTAGAGGGGTTGTGGGGTGTAACTTGTTTTAAGTTGCCTATCACTTATAGTTTAGATTTTTGGATAGAATCAAAAGAAAAATCATATTGGTGCGAAATAAAATGTCGCAATATAAGTGCTGATAAATACGATACGTTTATAGTCTCAGCTAATAAATTTAGAAAAGGTGCATCTTTTTCTATAGCAACAGGTGTACCATTTATTATGGTGTGGGCTATGAAGGACAGTGTCTGGATGCACGAATGGATGCCTAATTACAAATATGATGTTAGAATGAATGTCAACGAAACGCCTACTTATGACGAAGATAACGAACCGTATGTGCATTTTCCGAAAAGTATAGCGACTTGTCTTTCGGATAAACCGTTAGGCTTAGATAGAGATGAAATAGGATTTTAATATGTTAGAAAAATTTGGCTTAATAAAAAATGTTATTGGTGCTGTCGCACCTACTTTAGGGACTGCATTAGGAGGCCCTATGGGGGGTATGGCAGCTAATATGATCTCTGAGGCACTTGGTTGTGGAAATGAGCCAAAACAGATCGAAAAAGCCTTACAACAAGCAACCCCAGAACAGCTTACCGAAATTAAAAAGATAGAAAAAGAATTTGAAGTAAAAATGCGAGAGTTGGATGTTGATTTGTATGCGTTACAAACGGCAGATATACAAGACTCTAGAAAAACTTTTGCTAAAGATTGGACTTCAAAAATTATAGGAGTAGCAGTTATATCAGGGTTTTTGGGTTATATTTTTATGGTGACTTTGCAACCGCCAGAAGCTAACTCTGAAGCTATAATAAATTTGGTCTTAGGATATTTAGGAGGCTTAGCTAGTGCTATTATATCTTTCTATTTTGGTGCTTCAATCAAACAAGATTAAATAATTGGTCTGTTACTCAAGCGTTCTGCAAACTCTAATCTCTCTTGACTCAAAGGATCAAGGCTAGGATTTATTGCTTGAACATTACCTACCTCTGGCATTTCTATACTACTAACAGGTGGCAAGACTGATCTAATTTGTTCTTTTGCATCTTCAAACAAATTTCTTGATTGATCTAAAACATCAGAAGCACCATCATCTAAGCCTCTTGAATCTAACTCGTCAACACTTCTTTCTACGCCTTCTTGTACAATTCTTTGTCCTTCCGCAGCCGTATCGTAAACTAATCTAATGCCAAGTTGTCTAGCAGTTCTTTCAAATATTTGTATAACTCTAGCTATTGATCCAGGATCTTTTTTAGCTAACAATCTAACCACTCCAGGTCTAGAAAAGACAGAACGCATAATTGCTAAACCAGCAACCGTTGGTAGCATTCCAATACTCAAAGCGTTAACAGCAATACCTGCAGCAACCAAGGTACCAGCAGCACCACCTCGGCCTACTTCTCCTATAGTGCTTATGTCAATTGCTTTTTGAAAGGCTTTCAAGCCTTGAGTAACTTCATTACCAAACATAGCATTTAAAGTATCATCTCCATAAGCGTCTAGTGCAGACTTTAAATTACCAGGTTTAAAAATATCGGTTATTTTGTCACTATTTACATTTATAGATTTCCTTAATAGTTTAGTCATACTAGCTTCTTGAATGCTTGAAAATACTTCAGGTGTCACCGTTTCTTTAACTATATTTATATTTGCTCCACTATTAGGTCTGAAAATTACATCAGCTACCTCATCCACACCCGAAGTTGGTAATCGTCTTATAACTGCATTTTGTTCAAAAGCCGTTGTAGCTTTGGCAGCTTCAGCTTTTTCTGTCAACTTTTGTAAAAACTCTCTACCTGTGCCAGATTTAGTCAGACCGCTTTCAGTTTTTGTTATGTCGTCTATCAAATTTAATAATTCTTGTGGTTTTTTGTTGAATATATTAGGTGTAATTTTATTAATCTGTGTTAAAACATTTCTAACATCTGATATATTTTCAGGAAACAAAATATCTAATTTACCAGGATATTGACCCTCAAAAGAATCGATTGATCTAACAAATTTAGTGAAGTCTATAGAATTTGAAACAGGATCAAAAGACCTTTCATAAGCATCTAAAAATACTCTACGTTGCATTTGTTTTCTTAAATTAGCTTCGTTGACAGCACTTGCTTCTTTCCCAATAGATTTAAGGTATGTGTCATGATCTCTTATAGCTCTAAAAATATCTTTTAACAAATTTGCATCTGATCCTAAGATAGCTTTTTTGTAAACATCATCAGCATCAAAACTACCGTCTTTCATGTTTGCAACAATCTTTTTTTGTATTATTTTATCAAAAGGCTCTAATCTCTCTCTTGTAAGTTTATTGGCAGCTCTAAAATCTTTTATTATGTTTGCTATATTTTTTGAGTCTTCGCTAGTCAAATTCTTAGTAAATTTTGTGCCGTCAATTTTTCTAACTAATATTTTTTCATCAGCAAAATCAGTGAAGATACTACCAGAACCGAAAGGGCTTAAATCTGCCTTAGAATCAACCAATTGAAGTACATCATGTAAAACTCTAGTAGCATTTCTACCCATAGTATTATAGAACAAAGCATCTTGAGCTTGTTCAAAAGAGTTTCTTACTTGTTGTAAAGTTACTGCTTCACCGTTTCTTATTTTATCTCTAAATTCTTCTATTACTCCTTTAACTTTAACTAAAACATTTGTCATGCCGTCTTTTCCAGATAAATCATCATACAAAGTTAAATCTGCGAGCCTTTCTTTTGCCAACAAATGTTCCATTTCTTTAAAACGCATATCCATAACTTCATTCATGGCTCTCTGTATGCCCGCATTTATTTCTGGATCATCTGAAAACTTTTGTAATCTTTCATCAATAGCTCTATATTTTTTACCAACTTGAACAGTTATACCTCTGCGTGCAGCACGAAGAGTTTCCATTACATCTTGACCTATTTCTTGACGAACAGGAGCATACTTATAATTACCTATGGCTAAAGCATTTTCTGTAAGTTCGTCAAACAAATCATCTAAAATCTTATTGACATCAGCTTCTTTACCTCTTAACTGTGATAATCTACTAGCCACTTGTTCATCTAATTCACCTTTGACACTAGAAGACACATAACGATCTAAAGCAATATCCTCTCCGTTCATAGCTCTAGCTAATTTATTAAGTTCAGCAAATAAATAGGATTTAGTTTGTAATTCTCTTTTGTTACCTAAAACTTGTTCAGAAACTGCTTGTAATCTACCAGGTATTTTTCTATTCAAAGCACTTTGGGATGGTATGGCTTTGTATTGATGCACTTCTATTTCGCCACGTTTAACAGCGGCGTTAATCTCTTTTTCAGTAGCTTCTCTACCTAGTTTTTGATCTAATTTTTTTATATCAATAATTGATCTCCCTTTTGTAGTTTGACGATAAAATCTAAGATTATCAAAAGGTGCCTGTTTGCCTAATAAAGTAGAGTAACCTAAAAATACAGCTTCTCCCAAACTTTGACCAATTGCACCCAAAGCAAATTCTGTTTGTAAAAGATTTGCTAGTTCATCTCGATCTTTTATTTGAATACCTTCAGCAGCATCTAATAATTCTTCAGCACCTTTACCTGTTGCAGATCCTAATCCTGCACCTATAATTCTTGAAGCAAAACCTTTACCGCCAATAAGTTTTTGTAAAGCACCAGCTATTCTAAATTGTGGAGTTAAAAAAGCTATAGTACCTAAAATGGGACCTACTACTCCACTAAAATCAGCTAAATCTCCTGTTGTCAAACCAAAACTTCTTTCGTCAACTATTATGTTTTGTGGGATTTTTGTGCCATCAGGCAAAGTTTTAAATTTAATTTTTTCTCTAAGTCCTAGTCTTTTTAAACCTTCATGAGTTATTGCAGGTAAGCCTTTAGAATCATAAGTGTACCCACCAGAGCCAACTACCTTTGTTAAAGCATTTTCTCTTTCAAACTCATTATCGGTTCTACCCAAAAGAGATCTTAAGCGATCAATATTAGGTACACCTTCTTCGTAATCAAAAAATAATTTATCTGTATATGGAGATATTTCTCTTGTAGCAATAAGTCCTTTCACTATTTTTCTAGCATCTTCGGGACTATTAGCTTCGACAGGTATTATGTTGTCTTCATCTACTTTTACTTGATAGGTTGGCATAAGATTATGTTGTAGGATAAAGGTCTATAGCAAGCGGGTTAGTTTGTAAATACTGATCAGTTTGGCCAGGGGATCTAATAATTGATCTCAAATTACTTATGTCGGTTGTCAATATTTTTGTAAACACATCTCTATTGTTAGAGTCTTGCAGTAATGCACTTGTTTTATTTAATTGTGTGAAATAATCTAAATTAGATGTTATTGAATTTTTATAATTACCTAATTTTTCTATTAATCTTTCTCTGCTTCTTACTAAAGCAGTTTCTAAAGCACCAGCTGTAGTCAGCAAGCCTGGTGTTCCAAATATTTGTGCTACTATTTCTCTATCAACATTAGAAATAGTTCTACCTGATTCTCCTAAAATTTCTTTAACCTGTTCATTTGAAAGCAATCTAGTTATTAAATCAACTTTGGATGCTGGACTGAGTTCTTCAAATCTTGTTTTACCACCTACTGCACCAGCAGCTTGATCATATAATCTTCTAATAGCACCACGAGGACCAGTAACCGCATCAGGATTTTTTTTAACCTGATCTATAGTGTAATTTAAATCAAGAATAGCGTTATAAGTATTGTTGTATAAATTAGCGTTTTTTGAAATTTCTGTATTTACATCTACATCAGATTTAGCCTCTTTATAATCAGGACCTTTATCGCCTTCTTTAATAGCTTCCAATAATGCTTCTCTTTTCGTATCTTCTATAGCTTTTTCTTCCTCTGCGGCTAATACTGAGCCAGCAGCTAATCCAGATCCTATCTGACCTGTTTTTACTAAACCTGTGCCTACGTTTCTAATAAATCTTCTAAAAGCATCCGTTTGAAATAAAGAAGGCGTTTCGGCTATTTCTTTTGCTAAATTAGCATCAAAAGTGTAGGTAACCTCTGGTATTTTTTTAACATCTTCATCAGGTAGTTGCTCATCTTGTTTTGTTTCTTGTCCCTCTACTTGATCAAGTTGGTCTTCTTGGACATCTGTTTCTGTTATCTCTTCTAATTCTTCTAAATCTGGTAATTCAGGAGATAAATCAAGAGTAGTGCCATCTTCTGTTTTTAAAATAGTTTTACTTTGTGCAGAATTTTCTAAACTTGCAAAATCTTCATATAAATCATCTAATTTATCTGTTGTGGCAAAACCTCTTGCTACAGCACTTAAAAAGTCAGGACCACCTTTATCGTCAATTACTGGTGATTCATAAAATTCAAAAGGTACTCTAGGCGGAATTTCTCCAGCATCTAATCTTCTTTTTTGTTCTACAGCCTCTCTTCTACTTAATATACCTCTTAAAGCTGGATTAGTTCTAATAAAATCTAAAGCAGCTAACCCTTTATCAACAAGTCCTTCTGCTCCTTGAGTCAAAACATCTCCGATAATTCTTCCAGTTAGTGTAAAATCTGCTCCTAAATCTCCTATACCACCAATAAATCGATCATAACCTAATGAAGACTTTCTGCCAGATAATTCATTTTCTAAAATTGCCTTCACATTTGTGCCTAATCTTGCATTAGGATTATTTAACATACCAAAAATATCAATATCTTGATAATTATCACCAGATATATTATTTTTAAACCTGTCAATATCGACATCAATAATTCTGTCGTCACTAAGTTGTATTTGATTTGGCCCTACTCCTGTAGGTACAGTAGTATTTTCAATTACGGGTTCAACTATAGGATTAACCTCAGGCGTGTCAAAATCTAGTTGCAAATTTTCTGGCGCTGTTTCTACATCTGTAAGATCTACAGTAAAATCTAAGTCTGGTTGCCCAAGGACAACACCAGCTGGATTTTGCGGTATGATTTGATAATCAGTCACGCTTGGATCAATTGAATATCCCAAACCAGCATATATTTTCTCTACTTCTGCTCTTGGGAAAGTAGGATCGCCTAATTCAACAAGCGCCTCATCAACACTTAAACCCTTTTGTGCGTAACTGGCAATAAGTTGTTGATAGGACTGTAATGGCTGATTAGCAGGACCACCATTAGCGAACATTCTTCTTTGCAATACATTCATTTTTAACCGTAAACTGATCCTGAATTAGAATTAGACCCAACGGCAAAGGGTGGGAATAATTTATACAATTCTCTAAAAATCTCCGTTTCTGTTTCTGGAGGAGGTTCTGGAGTAGGATCAGGTTTTGTTTCGGGTATTTTACCTGAACCATATGGCCCCATAGCTCCATACAAACTAGCATATGCATTTAAAGCAGAACCTAATCCTAAAGCTGTTGGGTCAGGTGCTAGACCATAAGCAGAGCCTATGTCAACTTGCTCTGGTTGATACTGTGGTAATATTTGGGCTATACCAGTCAATACATTTATAGGGTCAGCTCTCTCTGCTGTATCTCTAGCAAATTGTCTTGCAAAAATAGTTTCTTGAAGATTTCTAGGTAAATCTCCTGTGGTCAAAAGGTTGCTGATTTCCCTACTTCTAAAATCGTCACCCAAACCAGCCAAGCCAGTCAAATCATCAGCAAGACCTCTTTCCGCGGACAACTTTCTTTGAAACTCTGCAATACTTCTTTCTAGCGCAGTATCATAACCACTTTGTCTTATACCAGCTAATGTAGAAGCTAAGCCTCTACCAAAAGCTTCTTGTCTTTCTCCAGCAGTCAAATTAGCTCTACTACCAAAAGCAGACTCGCCTACGTCTCGAATGTCTCTGCCCCTTTGGTCTGCTTCTTGCATTTCAAAACCTTTAACTGCATCTGCAATCGCTTGATCAACTACTTGTTGTTCAAAAGGATTATAAAATGTAGAGGCCATACTTGGATCAAAATCTTTGACTGTACCTCTAA